AACGCCGCCTTTGAAGATGATAAGTACGAACTAACTAGGATTCTCCACGGCATCGCAAGCAAGGCCCAATGGGACAACATGGGCCACGCCAACGGCGAAGGGCCGGAGCTGATCAGAGACAGAAACGGGGCCAGGGTTGGCACTTATAAAGTGGAGGAAGATGAGAATTAAAACCAGTCGCAAGGATCGCACCTGTAAAGGGTGCGGTCAGGCCATATCAAAGGGGCAGAAGTACGGACAGAAAACAAAAACAATTACAGACAACGAAGCCCCGCCTTCAGATGGTATGACCATTTACGTTACAAAACTATCCTTCACCCTGGATTATTGCCAGAGCTGTATCACATGAGAATTAAATTTATTATTGGAGCCGGCGTGGTTTTTCTCGCCGGCCTTTTTATTATTCAACTTGCAGCTGACCTGATGAGCAGCCCTTTATATAATCGGCTGGATCAGAGGCGGCAGCAGATAGAAAGATCAATCAATGATTATCCATGACATCAGAAGTTAAACCCTGGCGGCTCCAACAGTGGAGAACCTGGCGAACAGACAGTCTCTATCGCCTGGATAAACGCTACCTAGAACAACACCCTTATCACTCTTTATTCACTGGATTAAATGACCAAAGAAATACCATTCAAAATACACGACCTAAAAAAAGAAAAGCCTACAAGCGAGCAGGCTAACCAGTCGGGCCAGGTGCTGTTCTGGAATTACAAGTATGGTTGGAGAGCCGGTATCTATGCCATGCCCTATGAAGGGGATACGCATTGGACTTATGCTCCTAATGATCTACTAAAGGAGGACGCACGCAACGAACTGATTGAAGAAGAAAGAGTAAGAGTCTTTAAAGAGAACGGCTGGACAATCGAAGAAGGATACGACCAGCTCGCTATTCAATCCTTAAAAATCGCCTATCTACTAGGCACTAAATCATCTATCTGATTATCCATGACATCAAAAGCAGACGAACTCAACCCGAAAGTTCAACCAAAATTATCCAAGGCTAGCCGGCTGATGATCGAAAGATTATCTCAAGTGAAAGGGACTACACCCACAGATATGGCAAGATATGCCATTGATAGATTCTTAGCCGAGCATTATGACGAAGAGCTAGTGCTATGGACTGATCATGCCAACGCATGAGGAGCAGCTGGAGGAGGAAAGATATATGGTCACACTTGGTTGCGACAGAACCAAGCTCTTAACAAATAGACAACGCAAAGGCAAGATGGAGTCTCTCTCTAAACATGGAGAGGCTCTATCTGGTCATGGTGTTAACCAACTGATTGTCCATATCAGGTCAATCAGAAAGCATATTGAATCAGGAAGAGCAGGCTTGCGCTTCGCTCAACTGAAACCTATTTGTTTACTACCTCCTCAGCAAGTAGCCGCAGCTGCTATCCGTACTGTCATTGATACTCTTAGTGCAGCTCCTACCCTTCATGCAGTTTCTATGAACGTAGCTGAGAAGCTATGGATAGAAACCATGCTAGATAGAGCGACTAAGACAGAGCTAATTAAGTTTAAGAAAGGTCGAAGCCGCAAGGCACATAAGATGGCAGCGATTAGGAGGATGAGTCAGACAGAAATCTGGACACCTCAAGAGAAGATTGCTTGCGGTAATTTATTGGTCGACTTAATCAAAAGAGAGACTGGCTTGATTGAGATAGTGAAAGAGCATGACGGCAGGAAGACAAGGCGAATAGTCAAGCCGACTGATCAGTGTATGAAATGGATTAGCGAGGTACAGCAACAGCAACAGCTGATGACACCAAACTATTTACCAATGCTTGTACCGCCACGCCCCTGGACGACACCCATGAATGGCGGCTACTTGAATAAGGGACTGCCATTGAGATTGTTTAAGAGCAACAACGAGATTATCCGTGACAACATCAGCGGTGATGAGGACTTTCTTAAGGCAGCTAACATCCATCAATCTGTTGGATACCAAGTGCATACTTGGATGCTGGATAAGATAGACCACGCTTATGAGAACAACATAGAAGTTGGTTGCTTACTGCCAAGAGAAGGGTGGCCTATCCCTCCCTATCCAAAACATCTTGAAGAAGATGATCCTTCAATTGACAAGTGGCGCAAGAAAGTTAAGTCGATACATGAGAAGAATGAAAGAACCAAAGGGGCAAGGATTAGCAATGCGAAAACTTTATGGGTTGCTCGCAGGTTTAAAGATAGGGATGCCATATTTTTTCCCTGCTCTATGGATTTCCGTGGTCGTTATTACTATCGACCTCCATACCTAAACCCTCAAGGTAATGATGTTGCTCGTAGCCTCCTCTTATTTGCCAACGGGACACCGATTAATAATGAAGAGGATGCTGATTGGTTGCGCATACATGGGGCAAACCTTTATGGGCTAGGTAAATCAGATTGGCGTACTCGTATCGACTGGGTACTAGAGAGAGAGCAGTTAATCGTAAGCGCAGGCAATGAACCCTGGCTAAACTCTGAGTTCTGGATGAGGGCTGATAAGCCCTGGTCTTTCCTTGCTTTTTGTAGATCCTATTTCAATTATAAGAATCTTGGATCTTCATATATATGCAGGCTTCCTATCCATTTGGATTGCACTTGCTCAGGTATCCAGCATTATGCAGCGCTCTTGCGTAGTGAGGACATGGGTGAGCTGGTCAACCTGAAAGATACAGAAAGACCGCAGGATATTTATACCAGTGTGATCACCAGGGTTAACGAGGTACTAAGAGCAAGCGAAGATCCAAGAGCGAGGAAGTGGTTGATGCTGCAACCTGATAGGTCGCTCGCCAAGCCTTGCGTAATGACCACGCCATACGCTGCCACTCGAACTGCGTTTTACTATTACGCATACGATTGGGCACAGAAAAGAGCTAAGGATTTATTTGGTAACGGTGACTGGACTGTTCGTAAAGGTTGCATGACAACGATGCACTTCATGGCAAAGATCCTGCATCAAGAAGCAACGGCGATGATTCTTCCAGCTGTCCAGGCTATGAAATATTTCAGGGCTATTGGATTAAGAGCAGGGAGAGAGAACCAACCAGTCCAATGGGTTACACCTTCAGGTCTATTGGTACACCAGCAATACCAAGACACAAGAGAAACAAGAGTGAAGCTTAACTATTTATCTGATGTTCATCTTGACATTAGGACAAGGCTTGACAAGCCAGCGCTTGACTCTTCTCGTATGGCTAACGCATTAAGTGCAAACATTTTACATTCATTTGACTCAAGTCACATGGCAATGGCGACAATACACGCCACAATAGAGAACCAAGTTCAAAACATAGGAGGTATTCACGACTGCTTTACTAGCACTCCTTCAGAAATGAGCAGGCTGAGGGATTCTGTAAGACAGACATTCGCTGATCTTTATTCAACTGATCGGCTCACTCAATTAAAAACAACGCTCGAATCTCAAATTTCTAACAAAGAAGATCTTCCTCCTGGGCCTACGCTCGGTGAACTAGATCCAACAATCACTAAAAAAAGTAATTACTTCATCACATGACTATTAAATCAGAAGTCTTAAACCTGACTACACCACCATCTCGTCTCATGTATAGCTGGATGGTTAACGCTGATACTAAGTACGAACCCAAGTGGAAAGTTACACTCCTCGTACCTCAAGATCAGTCAGAAGATATAGCAAGCCAGCTCACTGAGTACTGGGAAAGATTTAAAGCAGTACTAAAGCAAGAATCACCAGACAAAAAGTTCAAAGCTAATGAACTTCCATTTGGTTATGAAACAATTCAAGATGGAGGAGAAGAGATAGCTGCTTTTGTTATTAAAGCTTCAATGAAAGTAGGAGGGATCAACAAGAAAGGGGAACCCTGGAAGAACAATCCACCTGTACTCTTTGATGAAGAGCATGGAAGTCAGCCAGTACCTGAGTCGGCAAGAGCTAAGTACGACAAGATAGGGCCAGGAAGTATAGGCCAGGCAAGTATTAGATGTCAGGGTTACAGCGGTGAGTATGGAGTAGGTATCAAGTTGCAACCTCAAGCTTTAATGATTAGAAAATTTGTGGAATATTCCAGTCAACCACAGGATGCAGCAGGCTATGGCTTCGACACACAAAGCACAAGCGAAACACCTAAAGCTAGTAAAGCCCCAGTCTCCTCAGACTACGATTTCTAAAAGATACAGAAGCAAGTTCGAGGCTCGCATTGCCGCTACCCTTAACAAAAACAGAGTTGATTTTTCCTATGAATCGGTTGCGCTTGACTACAAAATCGAATCAGTCTATACCCCAGACTTTATTCTCCCTAGTGGAGTCATTGTTGAGACGAAGGGATTCTTTCCCGCTGACCAGAGACGCAAGATGCTTGCAGTTAAGGCGCAACATCCCCATCTAGATATACGATTCTGTTTTCAGAACGCTAACGATAAGATCAGTCGAGCTAAGCGATCCATGTCTTACGGCCAATGGGCTACAAGGCATGGCTTCGCCTGGAGTAGCGGCAACATTCCTACTACTTGGTATTAAATATGCTTACTTCTACTAAGCACATCCTCATTGACGGGGATAAACATTCAGTCACTGAAGACTACAAGCTTATTCAAAAGAAAGATCGAGCTGGTAGTGATGGCAAAAATATTAAGTGTCCCCACTGTGAAAATGTCCAAAGGATTTATCACTTGAGATGGAGGACAGTTACTTGTCACTCATGCAATGCTTCTGTTTCTAAATACGACTGGATGATTGATCAACTTGATACATGGAGAACTCCTAGATGATTTACCATTCACCTCAAGACAAATACAGGTACAGGCTAAGACTTGTAGAAAAGAAAGGAGGAGCTAGTAGCTACGCATACATCACTGCATCTACTGCCAGTAAAGCAGTCGACAAAGCTTACGAACTACACGGTAGAGACAAGGGTATCTATGTAATTAACTGGGAGTTGGCATGAATTATCAAGAGCGTAAAGCTCAAGCGCTCAAGCGCATTGAAGAACTGCGTTTACTAATCCACCACTGGGATACAAATGAAAAGCAAAAGCAAGTACGTCAGGAAAGAGGCGTGTCCTCAATGCAATAGCAAAGATAATATGGCTGTCTTTGATGACGGTCATACACATTGCTTCGGCTGCGGGTTTCAAATCCAGCCTTCATCCAAGAAAGAGAAAGAGTTTAGACCTATGCCTTCAGCTGCGAAACCAAAGGTGGAGTTGATTAAGTTCGTCACGCCTAAAGCCCTGCCTAAACGTGGGATAACAGAAGAAACTGCAAAGCTATTTGACTATGGCTATGCGGAGTACCGTGGTCAGCCGGTACAAGTTGCGACCTATCGTGACCAACTCAATAGACCTACTGCTCAGCATGTCAGGTTTAGAGACAAGCGTTTTGTTTGGCTGGCTGATGATGGAATAAATAATCTCCAGCTGTGGAGGCAGGACTTATGGAGGCAGAACCACGGCAAAGTATCTAATACTTTTGCAGTAATTACAGAGGGCGAAATTGATTGTATGACGGTGAGCCAGGTACAAGGGAACCGTTTCCCTGTGGTATCACTGCCGTCAGGCGCTCAATCTGCTAACAAGTACATAGCTGCAAATTTAAAATGGCTATCTCAATTCGTTCGGGTTGTTATCTGCTTCGACAGTGACGAGCCTGGCATGGCTGCTGCCGAGAAGGCGCTTGAAGTGTTACCTCTTGGTAAGGCAGCAATATGCAGACTCCCTAGAAAAGACGCTAATGAAATGCTCCTCGCAGGAGAAGGGGAAGAACTTAAGGATCTTCTATGGAAAGCAACACCTGCTAGACCAGATGGAATCCTTAACGCATCAACCTTATGGGATGAGTTAGTCAAGCCAGGAGCAACAGCAGTCTGCCGTTATCCCTGGCCTCAGTTAGATAAGTACACCCGTGGTTATCGCAAGGGTGAGATGACGACTATTTGCGCAGGTTCAGGAACGGGGAAATCCAGCGTGTGTCGAGAGTTGGCGCACCATTTTCTGATTAACAAATTAAAAGTCGGGTACATCGCACTAGAAGAAAGCGTGCAACGTAGCTTGCAAGGGATTGTTGGAGTTGAGTTAAACAAACCATTACACCTTGACTCTGATGTAGATCAAGATGAATTGCGCTCAGCTTTTGATCGACTTTGTGGTACGGATAGACTCTTTCTCTATGATCACTTTGGATCTATTGATCCTGATCGCCTTGTAGAACAGATCCAATACCTTGCGAATGTTGAAGGGGTTGACGTTATCTTTGTCGACCACCTCACTATTGTTGTTTCGGGTATTGCCGATCTCGATGAAAGGCGTGCGCTTGATGTCACCTGCACGAAGCTTCGCCAAGTAGTCGAGTCTACGGGCGTGGGCCTTTTCCTTGTCAGTCATCTCAAGCGACCTGAAGGTAAGGGCCATGAAGAGGGAACCCAAGTCTCGCTTAGCCATCTAAGGGGATCTCATTCTATTGCTCAACTTAGCGATTTTTGTTGGAGCTGCGAGAGAAACCAACAAGGAGATCCCGCCGAACGTAGTGAATTACAACTGCGTGTATTGAAGAACAGGTTCTGTGGTTCTACTGGGCCTGTTGACAAACTCCTTTACGACCAGGAAACAGGTCGACTTACAACTTCTATTTCTAGTTTTTTCCAATGACTTTATTAATTGATGCTGACTGGCTTATCTACTCTGCGTGTTGTGCTTGCGAGCAGGACATTAGATGGGATCGAGGTATTCATACGCTGCACCTGGACGAGGCCGATGCTCTTCAACTCATCGAAGATAGAGTGGCGCAATACCAGTTGATAGCTGCTGTTAGAGGGCCAATTATTATGTGCTTCTCTGAGTATCCAACCTTTAGGCATGACATTTATCAAGACTACAAAGTAAATCGAATAGGAAAAAGAAAACCACTAGGGCTTAAGTATGTAAGAGAAGAGATAGCTAAGAGTTTTAATGTTATTAGTTTCGATAATCTTGAAGGCGATGATGTCATGGCGCTACTTGCTACGGGAGAAAGATATGAGAGTCCTATTATTGTTTCGCCTGACAAGGATATGAAGGGAGTCCCTTGTAAGCTATTAGTTAAAGATAGTATTGAAGTAATAACAGCAGCAAGAGCTAACAGACACTGGATGAAGCAGGCATTAACTGGAGACAAGACTGATAACATTGAAGGACTTCCAGGTGTAGGCCCAGTCACTGCCGAAAAGATTCTTGGTGATGCTGAATCCTTGAGTGATATGTGGGACAAGGTTGTCGCTGCCTATGAAAAGAAAAAGAAAACATACGCAGATGCCTTGCTTGCTGCTCGCTTAACACGCATCCTTCGAGATGGTGAATACAATCATGTAACAGGAGAAGTTAAGTTATGGGAGCCAGCACTATGAAGCCTGAAGAATTTGATTTGCCTCCTTTAGATGAGGCTCTTATCCTTAAGTTAAAGGAGATCTATCCAGAGAAATGTCCTTCTATTGATACACCAGATAGAGAGATATGGAGATACTCAGGTCAAGTTGAATTGGTAAGAATGTTGGAGTCGGTCTACAATGAGCAGAACACTACTCAATTTTAGTTATGTGCGGTGGCGGCGGTGGTGATGCACCTGACAACAGCGAATCTCTTGAACTCCAAAGAGAACAGATGGAGCAGCAACAATCTCAGTTCGAGATACAACGACAAGATCAATGGAAGAGGTACTACGAACAAAGAAGATTAGCTGAAGCAGATGCTCCACCACCACCTAGTAAGACAGCGGAAACTGCTGCTGCTGCACTAGAGACAGAGGATGGCCCTTACGTTAAGGCAGGCTCAGGGCGTAGGAAGATGAGAACCGACATACCTAAGTCATCTGGCGGTGGCGGTGGATCAGGAGTTAATGCTGGTGGCGGTGGCAGTGGCCTTCAAATTACCTAATTAAATGGAATTAAATCTAACTTCAAATGTCGATAGCCTCGGCAAGAAATATGGCAAAGGTAAAGAGAAGAGTGCAGCTGCTCGTTATGACCAGCTGAAGACAGTCAGAAGCCCTGTTCTTTCCAGGGCTGAAGATTGCAGCAAGCTCACTCTTCCTCATGTGATAACAGCCCAGATGGAAGGGGATCAAGGGAGACTGAAGACTCCTTATCAAGGACTAGGAGCCAGAGGTGTAAATCATTTCACGAATAAATTATTAATTACTCTCTTCCCTCCTAACTCTAGCTTCTTCAAGCTTGAGGTTGACGCTCTAGCCTTGAGAGTTTCAGAGGCAGGCCCAGAAATTAAGACGGAACTTGATACTGCTTTAGTCAAAGTTGAACATGCAGTAATGCAACAACTTGAGACTTCAAATGGCAGGGCTTCGATGAGCGAAGCTTTTAAACATTTATTAATAGCAGGCAATGTCCTTCTATATGTAAGCAACGAAGGTATCAGGGTTATACATCTATCAAGGTATTGCTTGGTGCGTGATCCAATGGGTCATGTATCAGAAATAATAATTGAAGAAGAATGTTATCCAGATGTACTGCCTGATGGATTCCTTGATGACGATAGTAATGAAACTGAAGATAGAATAGGGCCAGTCAAGAAGACAGTTAAGATCCACACTTGTGTTCACTACGAGAAAGGGAAATGTTATTGGTATCAAGAAGTTAAAGGTAAAGAAATCCCTGGCACATACGGTATGTGTCCTGAAGATTGCAGTCCTTTTATCCCTCTAAGATTCCAAAGGGTAGACAACGAAGAGTACGGAAGAAGTTATGTCGAACAATATTATTCTGACTTCGTTGCTCTTGAATCTTTATATCAATCAGTATTGGAAGCAAGCGCAGCAGCTGCAAAAATTTTATTCCTCGTAAACCCGAACGGTACAACACGCCCACGCACTCTCAGTTCTGCTGAAAATGGGGCTATCATACAAGGAAATGCAGCAGATGTAACAGTTATTCAAAGTAATAAAAGTCAAGACTTATCAATAGCCAACAGCATTATCGACAGAATAGAATCACGGCTTTCATTTGCCTTCTTATTGAATAGTGCAATACAAAGACCAGGCGAAAGAGTAACAGCTGAAGAGATTAGATACATGAGTCAAGAGCTTGAAGCATCCATCGGAGGATTGTATTCAATACTGACTCAAGAACTACAGCTGCCTTTAGTAAGAAGACTGATGTATATCCTGCAAAAGAAAGGCAAGTTACCTGACTTCCCTAAGAGAGAGGATGGTGAGCCAATGGTTAGTCCAAAGCCAGTGACAGGTCTTGAAGCTATTGGAAGAGGTGACGACAAAAATAAATTAATGGACTTCATAATGACAGCGCAGCAAGCATTAGGCCCAGAGATAATGACTCAGTTTATTAATGTCGATGAAGCATTAAGAAGGCTTGCAGCTAGTGGATCTATAGATACAACTAACTTAGTGAAGACATCAGAGCAGCTACAACAGGAGTCTGCTGCTGCTGCTGAAGCTCAACAACAAGCAACACAACAGCAGATGATGTCCGACTTAATGACATCACCAGCCGCTGCACAAGTGGCTAAAAATTATACCGAACCAGGTTCTACTTATGGCCCCCAGTACCCCGAAGGAACAACAGCCCCAGGAGGAGAAGCAACTCCAAACGCCCTCCCAACCTCCGAAACAATCCCAGGCCAAGCCACCGGCCAAGCCCCAACCCAAGCCCCAGGAGGAATCCCAGGGTAAAGTTAGAGAGATCACTGTCGTAGGTGAATCTCCTAAGAAACCTAAGAAAGGTGTTAAGCCTGCTCCTACGGTTACGAAGGATTCCGATGGGAACATCACCATTAATTAATTAAAAAAATGCCAGAAGCTATCACCATCAAACAAGAGCCAACACCTTCTCTATCACCTGATAACGAAGTCTCATTACAAGAAGAACAACAAGCACCTGCCAGCGAAGAACATAAGTTTGCTGGCAAGTTTGATTCTCCAGAAGAATTAGAAAAGGCTTACCTCGAAGCACAAAAGAAACTCAGCCAGAATGACAGCGCTCCTACAGAAGAAGAGGAACCTGCTGAGTCTGCGCCTGAGTCTCAAGAAGCAGAAAGCAAAAGCGCTCAAGAAATATATGGAGATTTTATTGGAGGAAAATTAGACGAGGCAGGTGTTGACTATCAAACAATGAATAGTCACTGGCAAGAGAACGGAACTCTAGACGAAAGTCATTACAAAGAGCTTGAAGGTATTGGGTTTAATAAAGAGACTGTCGACTCTTACCTCGAAGGGATTCAGTACAGAAGAGAAAGAGATAACTCAATGACAGTCAAGCAAGCTAATGAAGTTATGACTGAGTTTGGAGGAGAGGTTAAGTACAGAGAGATGACTGGATGGGCTAAAGATAATCTCAGTCCAGCAGAAATAAAAGCTTTTGATAATGCAGTTAATAGTCCTGATCCTGAGATGGTTAAGCTTGCTATCACTGGGTTGCAAGCAAAGTACCAAGCTACTGCTGATCGTGAGCCTAAGTTAATTGGAGGGAAGACACCAAGAAGAACAACTGATGTATTCGAGTCAACAGCTCAGGTAATAGAAGCCATGTCGAATCCTAAATATCAAAGCGATCCTGCTTATCGTGCAAAGGTTGAACAGAAATTATCTAGATCAAACGTGACTTAACGCTATGATCTAGTTACCTAGACCTTCTCTTATAGAAGCAGCGGCCCTTTACGAAGGACACCCCCTAGCGAAAGGAGCAGTGTCGGGTTAATCCCTCTCTTTCTTTTCTAGGCTTTATGGCTAATTTTACAGTTTCGAGGCTCGGCCTCGTAAACAATACTGGTACTGGTGTTAAGGATCTATTTCTTAAAGTATTCAGCAACGAGGTTCTCACTGCCTTTAGGAAGGCAACAATCTTTGAGCCGTTGCATACAGTAAGAACTATTGCATCCGGAAAATCAGCCCAATTTCCAATAATTGGACTTGCCTCAACTGCATATCATACGCCAGGAACCCAGCTGACAGGCAACGCTATCAAGCACGCTGAAGCTACTATCAACATTGACGACAAGCTCGTATCAAATGTTTTCGTGGCAGACATTGATGAGGCCATGAATCATTACGATGTCAGATCGCCATATAGTTCTGAGATGGGCAATGCTCTTGCTTATAAATTTGATCAGAACGTAGCTGCATCAATTGCTCAAGCTGCAAGAACTGCTAACAACTTCAACACTGATCTTCCTGGTGGAACCAGAGTTAAGATCTTGAAGAGTGGTACAGCTAACACAGCCGCTGCTGTTGCTGCTGTTACTGGTGCTGATATTGCTACAGCTATGTGGACTGTTGCTCAAACATTTGATGAGAACAACATCCCTGAAGACGGACGTTACTTTGCTCTTGATCCAGCAAACTATTACAAGTTGGCTCAAACAACTGACGTACTCAACAGAGACTGGGGCGGTTCAGGTGCATACGCAGATGGTGATGTTCTTAAGGTTGCTGGTATTCAGATTGTTAAATCTAACCACCTACCAAAAGCTAACCGTTCTGCTGTAACTGGTGAGAACAACACTTACCACGCTAACTACACAGATAACATTGGCCTTGCCTTTACTAAGCAGGCTGTTGGTACTGTGAAGTTAATGGATCTCAAGATGGAACAGACCGGATCTGATGTTCATGCACTATGGCAAGGAACATTTATGGTCGGCTCTATGGCTCACGGTACTGGTGTTCTACGTCCTGATTGTGCTATCGAAGTTTACGCTGCTAACAGCTAATCGTTCACTTAGCGCTAATCTAGGGGGGTCACTCGGCCCCTCTTTTTTCATGTCTAAAAAGAAAACGAAAGGAACCAAAGGTGGTAAAGGTACTAAGAAGGATTATTAATCATGGCTCTAACACGAACCTCACAACTAGAAGCAGTTAACAGAGTGCTTCAGATGATGGGCGAAGCACCCGTCAATAGTCTTCAAGGACAGTATGGATTAGCCAAGCAAGCTGATGATGCTTTAACTAATACAAGCAGAAGAGTTCAAGCGGAAGGCTGGTCATTCAATACTGACTGGGAAAGAGAACTAACTAGAGACAGCAACAACGAGATCCCTGTTGGTAGCGATGTTAGCCGTGTCGCAGTCGACCCTAATCTCTACCCTGAGAATGACATCATCCAAAGGAACAACAAGTTATACGACAGAAGAAAACATACATACGAGTTCACTGAAAATATAAAAGCAGATATTACTTACATGTTTGACTGGGATGATTTGCCTGAACATGCACGTCAGTACATAATGGTTGCAGCAGGAAGACAACTACAAGAAGCGATGATAGGCAGCGCCGACTTAACTAAAATAAATATTACACATGAACTAGAAGCTCGCTCTCAATTTATAGAGGAGGAGACAACCAAGAGTCAGCACAACTTCATTCGTGGAAATCCAAACCATACCGGTGTATTCCAGACTTACAGACCAAGCCGAGCCGTCATCCGATAGGTCATGCCTCTTATTAGCACAGCACTTCCTAACCTCATTAATGGAGTTAGCCAACAACCACCAGCACTAAGACTTGCATCTCAAGCAGAGTCAGTAGTGAACTGCATGCCGAGTCCAGTTGAAGGACTGAAGAAGCGGCCCCCCATGAATAACGTGAAGAGGATGTTCACTGGGAGTGCTGGAAATACAAGACCATTTATTGAAGTCGTTGATAGAGATGGAGTTAACAGATACTTAGTTCTTATCACAGATGGAGATCTAAAGGTCTTCGACCTGGACGGCAACGCAAAGACTGTTAACTTCCCTGACGGAAAAACTTACTTAGATGTAAGCAATACATCAGATCCCTCTGAACAATTCAGAGTTGCATCTGTTGCTGACTACACATACATCACGAACAGAGAAAAGACAGTAGTAATGGACACTGCTACTTCTCCTTCTTTCGGAACAAAGTCGATGGTGTTTATCAAGGCTGCTAATTACAGCACGACTTACACCGTAAATCTAAACGGAACATCTAAGACTTTTGTTACTGAGCCATCTGGAGGTAAGGAAATATCTGGTAGTTATAGTCAATCAGGAACAACAGTTACAGTTACAGCTACTAACCACGGCCTCTCAACTGGCGAAGAAATAAGGCAACAATATCCTAGTGGAGATGTTGACGACTCAAACGTAGGAGCAGGTGTTGCTGGTACTTACACAGTCACTGTAACTAATAGCAATGTCTTTACTTTTACAGCGGCTCAGTCGCAGAGTACCTCTGGGAACTGTACCTCTATCTGGGATCCTGAACTTTCTACTCTTACTATTGCGTCAGAACTTGCTACTAAATTAAATACAATCTCTGGCTTTACAGTAACAAATACTGATTATATTATTCGCATAACGAAAGATGATGGAGGTGACTATACAGTTACAAGTAGTGATTCAAAAACAGGTGAAGATACAAACGCAGTCAAAGGAACTATTAATGATCTTGGTGATCTCCCCGTAGTTGCTGAGCATGGCTTCCTTGTCAAAGTACAAGGTGCAAAGTCAACAGCGTTTGACGACTGGTATGTAAAGTTCGAGGCTGCCGCAGGTAGTGGGTTCGGCTCTGGTATATGGAGAGAAACTGTTGCTCCTGGTATTACATACAAGTTCAATGCAACAACGATGCCGCATGTATTAATAAGAAGCGCTGATGGAAATACATTTACATTCCAAAAATTTACATGGGCAGACCGTGTGGCTGGCGATACGACAACAGCGAAAGATCCTTCTTTTGTTGGTAGTACTATTCAAAACTTAAACCTGTTCAGAAACAGGCTTGTAGTGCTTGCCGATGAAAACGTAATCCTCTCAGCAGCAGACAGTTACGACAGGTTCTGGCCTGAAACAGTACAAACAATTGTAGACAGTGATCCTATTGATTTAAGTTCAGGCGGTACTGAGATTAACTTCCTTATCTCTAGCGTCTCGTTTGCAAACACCCTTCTTCTTTTCAGCAGGCATGGTCAGTTCAGGATGGACTCTGGCTTAACGGTTGGATCTCCACTTACTCCTAGAACTGCAACCATTACTGCTATCACTGGGTTCGATATGGCAGGGACTGTTGACCCTGTTGCTGTAGGTCGTAACATCTATTTCCCTATACCAAAAGGAGAATTTAGTGGACTAAGAGAGTTCTTCCTTCCTGATGCCAGTGGTTCTGTTCCTCTCTCAGAGGAGACAACAGCTGCTGTTCCTAGATATGTTCCAGGCAATTTAATTAATTTAATTTCCTCGGTATCAGAAGAAGCAATAATTATGATCAGCAAGGATCAACCCAAAAGAATATATCTATATAAATTTTTCTTCGAGGATGACACAAAGCTTCAATCGGCTTGGTCTTACTGGGAAGCTAAAGGATCTAAGACAATCCTTGGAGCTGGAATTATAGATAGTGATATGTATGTGGTCGTTGAATATAGCGATGGAGTCTACTTAGAGCATGTTGTTTTACGACCAGAGAATATAGATGCAGGTACAGAAGTTGAGCTTCTTTTAGATAGGAAAACTACAGAAGCTTCTTGCACTACTGCTGTTTCAAACCCTGGAGGATTAGGAGTTCAAACTACAATCACCCTTCCTTACCCAACATCTAGTACTGGAACGATGGCAGTAGTTGGAAGGTATCACAACAGTAATACAATTAGTCATGGTCAAGTTATCAGACCTACAAGTGAAACCTTGACCGGTGGCTCAGGTGGTAATGGAACAATGGTTGTAAAAGGAGATCTTAGTTCTGCTAAGTTTTACGTTGGAGAACTATATGATATGACTTACGAGTTCAGTACTCCTTTCTTAAAAGAGCAGCCAGCTGGAGGAGGAGTAGCAATAGCAGCAGGGCCAAGACTTCAGCTAAGAACATGGACAGTAGTATTCGATGAGACTTCTGCCTTTGAATTAAAAATATCTCCTGAAGGTAGGGACGTTCAAACTTATCCTTATAACGGGATAACAGTAGGACAAAGCCCTCCTCTACTAGGAAGCATAGGAATAGAAACTGGTTCGTTTCGTGTTCCTGTTATGGCAAGAAACATAGATACTAAAGTAGAATTAATTAGCAGCAGTCCTTTACCTTGTCGGTTTCAATCAGCGGAATGGGAGGGGTGGTATCACACCAGGACAAGAAGATTGTAAAAGCATTTCAAAGGCCAAGTGTTCTCCAAGATATAAAGATTGTCGGAGAAGATATGCGACAAAGTGATATTGAAGAGTTGCAGGCTCAGTCAGGAGGTAAGCCAAAAGAAAGTTTATTGTTTTGCTTCTTTGCTAGTAAGCCTTGTATGACAATAGTTAGCAGACATGGAAACCCAATAGGAATGTGGGGTGTTGTACCTCAAGGAGATATGTATGGGAGAATATGGATGTTGGGATGTGATGCAATGCTTCAAGATTCAAGCGACAAACGTACCTTTTTGAAGGAATCGAAAATAGAATTAAAGAAGTTGCATGATAAGTATCCCGTTCTAGGGAATATTGTTGATGCTAGAAACTCAGTACACATTCGTTGGTTACACTGGATGGGGTTTACATTCATTAATAAGCTTCCAGACTGGGGGCCAGAGAGCCGTCCATTCTATGAGTTCGTGAGGATCTGATTTATGTGCGATCCGACAGGAGGATTTATAGTTGCAAGCGCCGTCTTAGGCGTGGCCCAAGCGTACGTTGGATATCAAGCTGCGCAGCAGCAGGTTAAACATGCCAATGCACAAGCTCAGCAGAACTATGAGTTCCAAGTTCTACAAGCTACATCGCAAAGGAACTATGAAGCTAATAGGCAGCAGCTACAAGAAGACTTTACGGAGCAGAATACCTGGCTTGCTCGCAATGCCTTTGAGAGTCAGAACGCACAACTTAACTTAAGAATCCAGCAAGAGCAGGCACTAGCTAGACAACAGAAAGAAGAAGCAGCAAAGAAAGCAATGCAAATGAGAGGAGAAGTTGTTGCTTCTGGCAGAGTTGGAAATACTATTGATAACTTGGTAGCAGATGTATATAGACAGCAAGCCTCTTTCGATTACGCAACCAGTCAAAACCTAGCGTTTGCAACGCTTGGAACCCAGGAAGAGAAGAGAAGTCTCCAAGCTCAAATGGCTAGCCGAATAGCTTCTTCTCAACCTTACTTGCAACGAACGATCCTTGATCCAGTAAAACCAATTATGAGGAAGTCACCGAGCGCATTACCGTTCATACTACAGGGAGCTGGCTCTATCGCTATGGCAGGAGCATCATGGAAATCTATGGATCTAAGAATCGCAGACATGAAACATCGAGGAGTTCCGTATAACTACTAACTATGGCTAAACAATTAGGTGGCGGTAAAGCCACAGGAACAGTTACAGGAGCTAAGAAGTCTCAACGACTTATGGGTGGAGCATCTTCGATGTCTTCAACCAGTGCCTTAGCTGGAAGATCTATAACTCCTCCAGCTCTTAAGGTTTCAGCGAGAACCCTTGATACTTATGCAAGGCCAGGGCAAGTAACTTTAGGAGGCCCAACTCAGTTATTCGCTCCTCCTCCTTTGCCTGATAACTCAGGTGATTTAGTTAGATTAAGTAAGGCATTAGGAGGTCTTCAGCCAGCGCTAGGAAAATGGGCTGAAGTTTCCCTGGAACAGAAACAAGCAGATATACAGGAAACAGCGGAAGAAGCTAGAGCAACAGCCAACCTGCTTACTCAAATGTATCCAGGGCAAGACTTGGTTACAGCTAGGGACGCTATAGAGAAAAGAGTAAAGGATAAAGATGAACAGGCAATTATAGCTTTTAATCATTTACAAGCCCAAAGCCCTTTACACATGACCTATGTAAATAGGTACATGGAAGGCGCAATCATGCGCAACGATATTGATACAGCTCTTACTAGATTCGATCAACTTCAAAACGTAGGAGGTTTTACAGAGGGCGAAGACGGCAAGCAATCTCAGGTTCCTTTGGAGATGCTGCCACCAGACGACCCAAGGTTTATTGCTGCAATGACTAAGTTGTTTAGGCTGCCTAGTGATCCAGTTGTAATGAAAGAATTTGAGTCGTCTCTATATGCGAAGTATGCAGAGATAACTCAACAGCAGGCGGCTAATCATACAGCCTGGAAGACAAGAGAATTTGTTCAGATGGCAGAAAATTTTATGACAACAGGACTAGCCTCTACATCATTAGACGCAAACCAGTTTGCTACTACGGTTAGCGCTCTAACAACAGATGCAAGAAGAGTTCTAGGAACTAAAGGATTCCAATCCTTTATTGAATTATTGCCAGGTCAGTTAGCAGCGTCTGTCGTTCAGTTATCCAGCACAAGAGTAAAACTTAGCAATGGAGTTACTCAGGGATCTAACGAACCAATTCCAAAAGATGTAACAGTTGTAGAGAAAGGAATTGTAGATACTGTTCAATTCACAAAGTTAGCCGATAAAGCTCTTGAATCTTTTTCATCTATAACAGCTGGCCCAAACGGAGAACTCCTTAAAAACAGGATAAACAAAGAAAGTGGAGTATCTCTTGAGGTAGAACTGACAGTAACGATGATGTCAGAATTTAATAAATTAAAACTGAATGATGAGAAGTTAGATTCAA